GAGATGTCTTTGATCCTTTGGCTCTCATCCACAACCACGCAAGATGGAGTGTTCTTCAAGATTACTTTCATGTAATCAAAAACTTCGGGCATCTGGAGGGTTTCAAAGTTTGTAATGAATATAGACTCAGGATCACTTGATTTAAAAAGCGCAAGTCTCTCTTTACCTGATCCTACAAGGGGGATAATCTTTTCTGATTTTATTTTTGATGATCTTAATATTTCTTTTTTCCAGTTTTGAACAACTACAGGCGGGGAGAAAATTAGTGTGGGTAAAAGTTTGCCGTGCTTTTTATATTTCTCTCTCAATATTTGTACTGTGGTGATTGATTTACCCGTACCCATTGATAGAAACAAGGCGAAGTAGTTAAGCTCTCGGGCTCGTTCAATACATTGTTTTTGATGTTCCCATAGTTTTATTTCCATCTTGCAAACTCCCCGTGCAGCTCTTTTGCTTTTTTAATGTAGGCTCTGTGTGCCTCCAATTTGGTTTTAAAAGTACCAAGATGAACATACTTGCGATTGATAATTATCCTGGCTTGGTAGGTAAATCTCTTACCAGTCCACTGAGCTTTTACGCCCTTATATCCCGTAGAGTTGTTTTTATTTTTTGGTCTGTTAGATTGATTCTCAGACCTTGAGCAATGTCTGAGGTTTACCTTGCGATTGTCGCTTTTTTTCCCGTTAATGTGATCTATTTCTTTTCCTGGTTTTTCCCCAAGAATTTCGACGTGCATTTTTATAGTCTTCAAAGACTTTTTTATGTAGTCGCTCCTTACAGCGTAACCTGTGCTATGTAAATACCACTTCCACTGATTTAATCGCTCAAAGTCTTCTGCATCAACCAAGGCAAATTTACCCTTGGTCAATTTTATTTTCTTAAAAAGTCTTACATTTGCCACAAAATTACCTTACAATCTATTTATCCAGGGACGGGTGTTGTCCCACGGACGGGACGCTTTTTTCAGGCGACTGGGCAGCACCGAGATGACCTGACCCAAGTTTAAGTAAAAGCTCAAGCGCGAACTCTCGCTTTTCGTAGGCATTTTCTGATAGCGCATACGCTTTTAAATACTTTCTTAATTCTTCAAGTCTAACTGAAGACAGTGTTTCGTAATCCATTATTTTTCTCCTTTTTCATTTTATCACTACGATTGCCCATAAGGTTGCTAATCCGAGGATTGTTACACAGATAAACATAACTTGATCGTCGGTCATTTATTTACTAAGCCCATCGAGTTGTTTTTGAATGCGTTTAACCATTTTTGGATCTGGTTTTGGTGTGGTTATCGATTGAATTTGCACGGGTATCGGTGTGGTAACTTTTAAAACAGGTCGTTTGTTAGCGAGCTGATCTTTGAGTTGAATTTGTTGCTCGCGGATGCGGGCGCAGTGTTCTTGAAGGTTGTCTATTTCAACTTTAAATTTCTTAAGCTCGTCGCTTGCACAGACAAGTTTTTCTTCAAACTCTTTTATCTTTAAATTCTGATTTACTACAAGTGTGCGCTGCTGATTTAAAGAGTCTTGCGCTGACTTAAGAGTCGCTTGCACTTTAAGTAACTCCACTTTTGTTTCGTGGTAAGCCGTGTCCTCTTTTTTACTGTAAACGTAGACTGCTGCAAACATTGCCACGATACACGCGATGAAAATAAATATTAGCGATTCCATTTCAGCTCCTTTTTTTAACATTTAATCAATCTCCCCACTCTTCACGAGTCATACACACTTTTTTGCACTTCTCTCCTGGGACACAAACGTCTTTACATTTCAAATCAGTCGCGCAACCAGGAATAAACAAAAGTGCAATAATGAACTTTATCATTTATTCCACCACTTTAAATTTTTGGTTACACACTGGACAAGTGTAAGGCCCAGGGGAGATATTCGGACAGTAGTTATCGCATCTCGGGCACTCCACATAGGAAATACCAAACCTATCGAACTTTATTTTCTCCATTGGCTCGGGACGAGTTGTACTATTTTCTTTCTTCACTCAATTCATCTCCTGCTTGTTGTACTTAATTTGATTATGTACCCACACATATTTATCAGCGAGCCCACGTTTAATATCTTGTTTATTCTTGGGATCGAGTTTCGGGTGACACCAACAATTAGCGTCTGGTAAGTGTTCTTCAAAATCATCCTGGGGCATACAATGAACATCGTCTTCAAAGTTTACCCATCTCACGTTGCTGTATCTGGTTTTCTTTTCCATACTCATCCTTGAAACGCTCAATGTGCTTAGAGAATTTCTCGCAAAACTCAAACGCAGCATAATCTGTTTCCCTACTCTCATGATTCTCTAAGTGAGGGAGAATATATGCAAGCATCTGGGTGCGGGAATCGAGCTTTGATTGCATCTCGCGGATTACAATACGAAGTTGTTCAATAGTTTCTGTTTGATGATCGCTCATTACTTAACCCAAAATCTTGCTTCGTCAAACGCTCGTCTAATTTCAATCAACGACAAAACATGATCCGTAGTGCTCGCGTTTAAAATGTGCCACAGAACTTTTTCTTCCAATCGGTCAAGTGCCATTTTAAATTTATCTTGATTCTGTGTGTCTACTACATTTAGTGGTGTGACCACTTTTGGAATACTAAACTGAAAGTCTGGTTGCATTTTAACCCCCTATTTACTTGCAATGACACCTTGTACTAGCAACAAAGTGTTGCAAGATCAATAAAAATATTTAACGCTAATCTGACCAAAAGCGAGCAGCTTGACGAGTAGGGGGAAAAATGGACGACGCAGCTTTGCGTGTTAACGACACGCTATCTATTAACAATGAAGAACATCTTCACGTTGAACGAGTAGAAATTTTTACGGGCGACGATGAGTACAACGAGACCGACAGTGTGGAGATCACATCTCACAACGATCTTTTACTTATAAAACAAGTTCTCACGCGGAGAACTAAACCGAGTAGTTATAGGCTACGCGGGGAGCCTGGGATCAGGATGTTTTTAAACGGAGAAAGTGGAGAGCAGTTTGTACTGACACTTGCCCATCACAAGGGGAGTATTCACGTTTCAGCAAAGAAGCTTTTTAGTCAAAGGGAGCAGGCATGAGTCTTTGGTACAACTACACAGCTCTTGGTGTGAATAAAACTCTTGATTCAGTGATCGAGATGAATCATTTAGAAGCTTACATTCAAAACCTGCCTGCGAACCAAGTGCTTTATCACGGGTACTACAGTTTTGAGAAACGGGCGCAGTACAAAGAATACTCAGGGCTTCTCACTTTTACTTTCGACACTGTTCACATAGATCTCGACAGCAAGGATGACAATGGTGCTACTGCGTGGGAGCAGACGAAGGCTCTGTGTAAGCGGTTGCAGGAATCAGGCTGCGGGTTTCAATTATATTTTTCTGGTAATAAAGGGTTTCATGTAGCCATTCATAAAAGTGCCCTTGGTTTAACCGAGCCCGAGGCACACGATACACTCTCGCAGAAGATGAAGTCATTTTTCTACGGGCTAAAGGAGCTGTACTCTACTGTGGATACTTCCATCCACGACCCTTCGAGAAAGTTTCGTGCGTACCGAAGCCATCATGAAAAGTCAGGGCTTTATAAAATCAGGCTCACTGGCATCGGGCTTAAAGTAAGTCAGATGACTATTGATGAGATCAGGAACCTGGCACTTATGCAGCCCGTGCATAAATATGCACATCCACCCCTTGTGGAAAAGCCTGTGGACTTCCTCGCAACCCTAATTTCATCCACCCCACATCCGTCCCAGGCGACACGTAAATCAAAAGTCAAAGAACTTAACCAAGGCACCACGCTTGAAGACGACTCACTGAAATTTAAAAACTTCGCAGACAAGCGTTGCGTGAAATCCATGCTCGAGGGCACAGTGCTCCCGCAATTTAACCGCCACGACATCGAGCTCGCACTCATCGTAGAGATGCGCCAACAAGGGAAATCTATCGACGAAGCAACCACTCAGCTTAACCGCTGGGCTATGCGCGTGTACCAGAGCGAGCCCGAACGGATAAAGGACGTTGAGAGGCAAGTGCGAGACGTTTATAAAAGGGATCTGGAATCTGATAAACTTTATCAGTTCGGGTGTTACGGAGAGATAAAGTCTGCGTACTGCTCTGCTAAGTGTAAGATCTATAACAACCTCGATAAGAAAAAACGCCCTGAGCCCTTAGATGCAAACCGAGCCCAGAAGACTGAGAACGAACTTCGCCGTAACCCACTTCTAGAACTGAGTGAGGGAGAGATTGCCGACGGCATTTTAAAAAACCTCCCAACACTTGTCAGATGTGAGGGGGATTATTTTTGGTGGGTAAAAACTCACTGGGAACGACTTGATCGTGAGCGTTTTGAAGAGAAGATTCATGAAGCTTGCATCTTGGCTTATGACAACAAAGCCCCAAACAGAATCTTAGAGAGCTTATTTAATCAAATTAAGAAAAAACTTCCCGTGGCTCCAGAGGATAACTGCTTATTTAAAACAAGCCCAAATAAATTTAACTTTAGCGATGGAACTTGTCACGTCTTTGAGGACAACAAAGGTAAAGTCACCCTTGAAATGAAACCACATGACAAGCTTGACTATATTTCCTACTGCGCCCCGTTCCCACTTTACGCAGAACACGATCTACCTCGCTCAGAGAAACATGACTTTGAACATTTTATGGAAGCCAAGCTTAGGCATCTGGGCACTGATAACGTACGCATCCTAAAACAAATGATGGGAGCCGCACTCATACCCTACCGCCCGAAGATCTTTTTCTTAGTGGGTGAGAAGGATTCAGGGAAATCCACACACGCAATGCTTCTCATGAAGCTACTTGGGCACAAAAATATTAGTGTCATCGATCCAGTCAGAGAAAAAGGTCAGCGGTTTACCTGGGAAGAAGCCATAGGAAAGATTGCAAACTTCTCACTCGAACTCCCGCAAGACATCCCACTTGATACGAACTCACTTAAAAAAGTTCGCGACAAGATGGAAATGGACATCGAGCGAAAGGGTATTAAAAAAGTTCGAGCAAGACTTCCATTTCTACATGTTTACTGCGCCAACAAAATGCCGCCCTCGTTGGAAGGTAACACGGGAGCCCTGGCAGCTAGGTTTATCGTTGTCGAGTACCCAAGCGTGGGGAAAGAAGACCTTAACGGCCTCTCGGGGATCGTGAATCTCACAGAGCACTTCTGGGAGTATGATGCAGGGGCAGTTTTAGACTGGGCAAGAGAAGGTTTAGCCGAGCTTATTGAGAGTAACTTTCAATACTATACCCCAGAATCGAGTAAAGATTTTTTAAGCCAATGGGAAAAGGAAAATGATTCAGTATCATTGTTCTTAGAAGATTGTGCAAGTGGAGAATTTAGACTCGGTGCAGAAGATGGGGCTGAAAATAGGACTGAAGAGCTGGGTAAAACGATTTATCAAGGCTATTTAAGATGGGCTCAGGAGGCTGGAATCAGGGGAACTTTGAAGAGAATCAAGTTCTATGACTATCTCGCAAAGCGAGCTCGCATTCCATGTAAAAAGCGAGCTGATGGGGGGATTCGGTTCGAGTGGCCGTGGAGTTTGGAAATTGGGAAAAATGAAACGGGCGGCGGGGATCTGGAAACTGGCAAAAATGAGCAAAAAAATGCGAGAAATGAAGGAATGCGAGGGCAATACGAGGGCAATACGAGCAGGTTAAGTCCTCAAGATTGCTTATAAATATGATATATCTCGTAATACCTCGTATTTAAAAAGGAATTGTTGTATAGGAGATATGAATTGCTTGAGAGGGGGGTATAAAAAAATGTGTAAAATATATGGATTGGGATTTCCCGCAAATGCGAGGTGGACGAGGTTCACAGTGCGTCAATGATTTTGATTAAAAAATAAGCAGAGAAAAGGGAGAATAAAATGGCTCAAATAATAAGCAGAGAGGCCTCGGTTGAGGACTTAATAAAAAGTTGGATTCTAGTCAACGTGCGTCAACAAAAATCGATTAGAAGAGCGGTTGATTCCTACCCAATGAAGGGGTTGGTTGAACGCGATCTTGGTAGATACATCACTGAAAAGCAGTTTGTTGGTTGTATGGTCGAGCTTGGATATAGGCAGGAAGATGGATATTTTAATTCAATACTGGTTTCAAAGTTTAGCCCAGAGAAGGACAAACAAATTGCTCGCCTTTGGGGAATGAATAAGCAATCAATAACACGCTGGATGAAAAATAATTGTTGATTAAGCCCTGAAGTTTGATAGCTTGAATCCAGCTTATAAAGAAATGTTAAAATTCTTTAATTGCTTTTTTGAAGGCTTGAGGTTAACCCCCCAAGCCTTTTTTATTTTTAGCGGTTGAATAGGGAACCCTCGCCAAATAGGGGCTCGCTTTGCGGGGTTTGGCTTCCTGGCTGGCTCAGGAAAGGGTTTTGTTGGGTTGGAGGCCTATATTGGGTGGGTTGCCCGTAAACAGGCCTCTGAGCGGCGTTGTACGCGCTTACTGAGTTGGTGAAGGCGTTTATCGCGTTGGTTCGGGCGTTCCATTGGTCGGGCGTGAGGTTGCCTGTCGTTTGGCAAGCCTGTAGAACCAGACCGAGAACCAGGATCGTAGTGGCTCGTTGGATAAGTCCTCGAGTGCCTTCTTTATAAGCATTTCGTTGAGAGTCTTGCATTTGATACTTCCTTTCCAGTTAACAAGCTCGATAGCCTGTCGTTGGGTTAATAGATTCGTGAAGCGTTCGGGGCTTACTTGGGACTGGAGATCGGTTCCGTGAATGTACTTATGCCAAAGGGCGTACCTACTCGGAAGATTCAGCTCGTGAAGTTTGGCCTTTCTCATAGGTGCCCCATGATTTGATCGATGATGTACTCGGCGCAGTCATACTCGAAAGGTTCCCACACGATGATTTCGTCTGATTCATTCTTCAGCCCCTCGATGACTTGCTCAAAAGTCCAGTCTTGAGGATACTCGGTCAAAAATTGGTTCAATACTTTACTTTGTTTTTTTGTCATATAAGCCCCTGTATGATCTTAAATAGCTCGTCACGATGTTGCCTTGAGGTGAGTTTCTCGGTTTCCGAGTACCTTTCAAGGTCATCTTCCATGTTTATAAAGCCCGCCTCTACCAAAAGTCCTGAAAGTATCTGTAAGTCTTCGATTGGAAGTCCCTTGGGTTTCAAAAATTGAAAGTACAGGCGGTCGAGTCTGAAAGTACGTTGTGGTGTTGTCATGAGTTCCTTTCGTTCAAAACCTGTGCATCTTCTACAGTTCAAATCAGATCCACAGGTTTCAAAGTATTTGCATGATCGTTTTGCTTGTCCCATTTAAAACGCCTGGTAAATGATCGTTGGATTTTCGTCATCTTCAGAATCCACCATGATCACAGTCGTGTGGTCTCGAAGATCATCCAACGAATCTAGGTTGTATTCCTTGAGAACATTTAAAAGCTTGTCCTCGGAGTAGTCACAACACAATGCCACTACATCCAACTCAATCTCAGAACCCGTGTCATCTTCGTATGACTCCAGGTATTCAAATAAAGCCTGAAGACCCTCGGGAAAGTTGTTCAGGCGGTTGTAGTCTCTAAAAGCCGATTCAAAAATTGAATAATCTACTCGTTGTTTCATTTTGATAACTCCTTGGTTAATCCGCATTGGCGGTGTTATTTAAAAGGCTTCTCTTACGTTTTGTTTAAATTTCTGGACAAATGCGCGTTTTAAGATCGAATTTAATTTTCGTTTCATTCCAGCTGGAGTTTTAAACTCAATCTCAATTTCCAGCTTGTCATCGGATTGACGATGGTATGGACTGTCGGAAGCCGAAATATAAAAATCTACATTCGCAGTCGTTTCACTTGTCATCACAATCCGAGCTTGAAACTGAATAGTATCGTCACTTTCGCGTCTGTATTCGTCGAAATTTTCCCAATCTACATCATTCATTGAATCTGTAGATGGATGTTTATTTTCTTCCATCCAATCTTTTAGGAAGTAGTCATAATATTTTCCCAAAACTACATCTGTATTTTCAAAACCTGTATTTTCACAAGCTGAATACTGATCTCTGTAAGCAACACCCTCAAGACCGCCGTTGTTCCATGAGTGAGGAATGAATCCATCTCGACGTCTACATTCTACATTTTCGATTCTGTCATTGGAGAAGTTTAAAGCCTCTAAAAATTCTTGCATGATTTCGACGTAAGTGTCGGCTGTTTTAAGATCTATTTCCAATGAATCTAAATCAATTGCATGTTTTGCTTTACGTTCTCGTATTTCCTGGATGTCATCGAAAGTGATTGATTCTAGATTCTGTTTGAATTGCAAGTCTTGTTTTGAAAGTTTCACTGGTAACTCCTGGTTAATTCGACTCATGATTGAATCGATACAAGAAGTTAATGCACGTCTCATACCATGCACGAGAAGTGGTTAAATTGGAGAAGAATGTCTCACGTTTCAAAGTGGTATGTAGAACTTTCAGGCGTACTTGTAAGATTTATAAGTACAAGTATTGAGGATCTTTACAAGTATGGGCAAACTGTACAAGTCGCTCTATATGTAAAGAAGATAGTCAGACAGACTCACCTCAAGTCGAGCAACTTCCAACCACGTTCCTAGATCCAAGTCAATCAGTAACTCCTCGCGTCTTGCCTAGATTCAGGGCACACGAAGCAGAGCGGCGTCGCTAAGTGGCGGAAATGATTCAGGAATACAGGAATCAGGCGCGTGGATAGGCTGTATCGGAATGAACCAGGGGGTAGGGGGGAGGAGGTGGGTCTAAGTTTAGCCTATCCGTACCCCGCACCCAGATCCCCGAAAAACGGGTTCGAGCCGCCTGACGCCTTGACTCCTGCTCATAAACCCCCTCTAATTTCGTTATGGCAGACAAAAGAACCTACAGCGCAGCACCGACGCTAGGTTCGGGTCCCCTTGAGCAACGTCCAATTAGTCGCAGTTCAAAACAGCTCGAACCTGCCCGAGAAATTGTATTTTGGGAGGAACAAAACCCAAAATGCGTAATCAATATGGTCACTGATCGATTGAAGGAACTCATGCGTGAGCTTCCTCCAGAGTTGATTGCGACCGACGAGAGAAAACTCAGAAAACAGCTTGATCCAGGGTGGACGATTGAACAGCTTCGAGTGGCTTTTTGGGATGAGTATTTTCTTACGATGGATAACGACATGGAGAAAATGCGAATCGCTGCCATTTACGGAAGAGTGTGTTCGCGGGAGCAGTTTTATGAAATCATCAAACAACCTCTCGCACTCGCCTACATCTTAGCTCCTCCCACTGATTACATGTATAAAATGCGAGCCATGCTTGATATGGGGCTAGAGAGATTCCAGGAAATTTTAAAACTTCCTCTCGAGAATCCAAACGGATCGATCAACACGAAACTCGTCGCCGAGATGATTAAAGTCGTGGCTCTGATTGATAATCGTGTGAAGGGTGCAGTCGCCCAGAAAATTCACATCGACCAAACCAGCAAAAATCTAAACGTCAACGTCTCTCAACCTTACGAACCTCCAAAATCTGCTCGTGAAATTCAACAAGAGCTGCATGATATTGAGAATGAAATCAAACAACTCTCTGGCTCCCAGCAAGGAGCTAGTTTGTTTGAAGCACCCGAGATCATAGAGGAGGAGAATGACGCAATCGAAGTCTCAGCTTCTAGAACTCAGTGATGAGCTTAAGAAAAAAGAAAACGAAATTCTTCGTCTTAAGAAAAAGCAGCTAGAAGTTTTACGACAACAAAAACATCTCGAAGAAGAGCTACCTCATCTCTACGTCCCTATGTACGACTGGCAGAGAAAACTGCATGAGTCTGACAATCGTGTGAATCTTTTAACAGCTGCCAATCAAATCGGAAAATCTTCATGCTTGATTCGCAGAAACATTGCCAATTGTACCGAGCCTGCGCGGTGGGAAAAGTTTTGGGGACCGAACGCAAAACCAAGACAGTTTTGGTATTTTTATCCTGACTCAATCACGCTCGAAAGAGAGATTGATACGAAGTGGGTGCCAGAGTGGATGCCTAGAGGCCGTTTTGAAAAAGACGCGCAGTACGGGTGGAAGCTTACGAAGAAAAATGGAATCTATTCAGCTTGTCACTTCAACGCAGGTCCTACGATTTATTTTCAAATGTACTCAAAGAGTGTGGCAAACGTGCAAGCGGGTTCTGTGCATGAGGTGACTTGCGACGAAGAAATGCCACTCGAATTTTACGATGAGATTATGTTTCGATTAACCGCGACTGCGGGGATTTTTACAAGTGGCTTTACTCCGACGCTGAATCAACTTTTCTGGAAACAGGCGATGGAGGGGAAAAAGATTCTCCCATCTGCAATGAAGCTTCAGATTTCAATGTATGATTGCTTGAAGTACGAAGACGGAAGCCCCTCTCGTGTGATGACTCTTGATAAGATCAAGCTTGCTGAGGAAAAATGTAAAAATGAAACCGAACGCCAAAGAAGGATCTTTGGAAAGTTTGTAACCGAAGAAGGAAGAACGTACTACGCTTTTGACTACGACGAAAACGTCGTGCGTCCGTATTCGATTAAAGGTTGGTTTATTTACGCAGCCGTGGACTACGGCTCGGGCTCCGACGAAGGAGCAAAAAATGGAAAGAAAAATCACCCAGCTGCGATTGTATTCATCGCGGTTCGTCCTGATTACAAAAAAGGTGCGATTTTTAAATCGTGGAGAGGCGACGGGGAGAAAACAACTGCGGGGGATGTGTTCTTAAAATATCAAGAACTCGCAAAAGGTCTTTCAATCACCCAAGCTTGTTATGATGCCGCCGCCGCAGACTTTGGAACAATTGCTACCCGAAATGGTGTGGGGTTTGTTCGAGCAGATAAATCCAGGGATGCAGGCGAGGATCTCGTTAACACACTGTTCAAGCATAAAATGCTCGACATTTTTGACGATGATCCTGAGAATTTAAAACTAGCAGGCGAGCTTCTTACTATCATGGTCAGCAAGCAACGAGGCGACGCTAAACGTGACGATGACCTCGCCGACAGCACAAGGTACGGGTGTAAACTTATCCCCTGGGACTTAAGTGCCGTGGATGAGTTGGTTGGAGCGACGGAAGAAGCCGAGCAAGAACGCAAAGCTAGACCATTGACCGAAGAAGAACACCAGGCCATGCAGATCAGGATGAGAAGGGGAGAGGACGTTGGGGACACAAAATCAAGTGAACAAGAAGGATGGGGTGAGCTCGAAGATGAGTTCGACCATTGGAACGCAGAATATGGCTAATTTTTCCTTGAGTGCAAACGATATTTGCCGAATAATAAAACAATGTCATACGTCTGGGGTTCAAGATTTTGAGTTCCAGGGTATGAAATTCACCTTCCATCCTCGCCGAAATGAGGATGCCGTAAGCACAGGCCATGCTTCGGACCACACACAACCTTCTGTGGTGTCTGAGTATCCCGAAGCACAATCAGTAGAACTCATGGATCAGGAAGCAATGCTAGAGGCTGAAGAAGCTCAGATGCTTATCGATGATCCCCTCGCCTTCGAGAAAGCTCAGATCGACAGACATATCGAAAGAGCGAGGACTATGAATGAAAAAACATAACATCGAAGCCCTGAATCAACACTACCGCGATGCCGAGAGCTGTGACGACGAAATTTTCTCAGAGATGCGATCAAACCTTTTGCTCGTATCAGGAAATCACTACTCTAAAAAAACAACAAGCTTCTTCACAAGAGTCAGACAAACTCAAAGACTCAATGAAACCCAGAAACTTAGACTCACAAAAAATCACATGCACAAAATCACTCGCCACTACATCCAGGCAATTTCTGGAAAAGTGCCAGGCGTGATCCCCGCTCCCCAGAATGAAATGGATATGCAGGATAAAAAATCTGCGGATCTAAACTTAGCTGTGTGGTCGGATTTTAGACATAGATATAACCTTAAAGAAAAATTTAACGAATACATCCAGAACTTCGTAGAACTCGGAGAGATGTGTGCTTTTATTTACTGGGACCCAAATGAAGGTGAAGTAAAAGGCTACGAGCCACTCGTTGACGAGCAGGGGATGCCTGCAATGGATGAAATGGGACAAATGGTTCCAGATCAATCAAAGCCGATTTTCACTGGAGCTTTTCAATTTAAGAATATTCCAGGCTTCAATTTACTTCGTGCCCCTCAAGCAAAATCAATGAAGGCTTCTCCTTATCACATTGTTCGAGAAATGGTGGAAAAAGCAGAGCTTCTTGGTGCCTACTCAGAGGATGAATCAAAAAAACGTATCATTGGAGATGGAGACACGGGTGAATTTATCGTTTTTGACACGAATAAAAAGCAATACCGCTCAGAAGAATCCCAAATATTGGTTCGCTACCATTTTTTTCGTCCATGTAAACAGTATCCACAAGGATATTACTATATCTCCACTGAGCGAGGTATTTTAGAGGAAGGAGAAATTCCTTTTGGTATTTATCCGATTATTTGGCAGGGTTTTGATACATATTCCACCAATCCGCGTGGATATTCGATCATAAAAGTAGCCCGTCCTTATCAAGCCGAGATTAACCGAGCAAGTTCTCAAGCTGCCACTCACCAAATCACTGTCGGAGATGACAAGATCATCTACCAAGGTGGAACGAAAATGGCTCCTGGAGCCCTTCTCCCAGGTGTGAGGGGTATTACTTACCAAGGTGCCGCCCCACAGATCCTTCCAGGTCGCGACGGAGGGCAGTTTCTTCCATACATCGAAAGCCAAATCAGCGAAATGTACTCAGCCTGTATGCTTGAAGAGATCAACATGGAAAAAGAGTCAGGACAAATTGATCCCTACACTCTTTTATTCAGAAGTGCCTCATCAAAAGTTAAATTCTCCAGATATATTGAAAAAGTTGAAGCTTTCATGAAGGAGTTTTGCCAAGTCACTCTTGAACTTGCAAAGCATTACCTTCCAGACGATGCTTTCATTCAAGCGGTGGG